CAGAATCAAATTCAGTTGTTATCTATCGTTTAGCAAGAGCTCCAGAACGTAGAATTTTTTTATATTGATGTTGGTAACTTACCCAAATTAAAAGCAGAACAATACTTGCGTTCTGTTATGGATAAGTATAAACAGAAAGTTGTTTATAATGCTGCAACTGGTGAAGTAGAAGACCAGAAAAAACAGATGTCAATGCTGGAAGATTTCTGGCTACCAAGACGAGAGGGTGGAAGGGGTACTGAAATCAATACTTTACCATCTGGACAAAATCTTGGAGAGATTGACGATATAGAATATTTTAGAAAGAAACTTTATCAGTCTCTTAATATTCCTATCTCAAGAATTGAGGGAACTGATTCAACTGCATTTAATCTCGGCCGAAGTACGGAAATTAATAGAGATGAGATAAAGTTTTCTAAATTCATTAATAGATTACGACAAAGATTTTCATCTTTATTTACAGATTTACTTAGAGTCCAATTGCTTCTTAAAGGTGTTATTAAAGAAGATGATTGGTATGAAATTAAAGATGCAATTGAATATATTTGGACTAGGGATTCTCATTTTGCAGAACTAAAACAAAATGAAGTACTTAGAGAGCGTTTAGAAGTTCTTTCATCATTGGATGAGTACATTGGAAAATATTATTCTAACGAATGGGTTAGGAAAAATGTTCTCCGACAATCTGAAGATGATATCGAAGAAATGGATAAACAGATTAAGACTGAAACTGGACAAGACCCTGATGATGCAACAATCAATCCAGACTTACTAGACTATCAAGGGGACTGATAATGAGTATATCTAAATCTAGTTTTTTAAATAATTATAAAAATAAAATAGTTCCAAGTGATTCTGAAAAGATTAATGAAGCAATTAGATATGCTTTTAAACTTACAGATATAAACGGGATTGAGAAAATCAACAAATCAATTTTAGAAGCTTCTATAGAGTTTAAGATTGATGAAGGGTTACTTAGAGAAAAAATAAATGATGAATCTTTTATATTAAACGAAAGGAATTAAAATGAGTGATGAAATAAAGTCCAATATAGTACAGAGTGTAATTGATAAAAAATTCTCAAGAGCAAATTCAGAGTTTGCAAATCTTATGAGAGATAAAGCATACGCCGCGATTGATGATTTTAAGAATGCATTTAAGTATGTTGCAATTCAAAAAGCAGAAACAGATACGAAAGAAAAGGAAAAGTAGATGGAAGAGGCTCTTACATTACAACAAAGAATGAAGCGTTCTCGTATGATGAAAGCTAAAAGTGGTATAATTGCACGAAAACGTAAAATTGCTATGAATAAAAGAGCAAGTTCAGAAAAGATACAACAAAGAGCAAATAAAGCCGCTAGAAAAATAATTCAAGATAAGATTTTAAAAGATCGTGACAAGGATGAATTATCTTTTACAAGTAGAGAAAAATTAGAAAAGATGGTAGATAAAAAACAACCACTCATTAAAAGAATAGCAAAAAGATTATTGCCTACAATGAGAAAAAAAGAAACAGAAAGGTTACAAAAAAGAAAAGGGGAAAACAAATGAAACTAATAACAGAACATACAAATGATGTAGAGTATATTGTTGAAGGTAAAAACAAACAGCAGTATATTAAAGGTATTTTTATGCAGTCTGATATTCAGAATCAGAATGGTAGAGTATATCCTTTTTCTGTTCTTAAAAAACAAGTAAAAGAATTCAATGAGAAATTTGTAAAACAAGATAGAGCATTAGGTGAACTTGGACATCCTTCAGGCCCCTCTGTTAATCTTGACCGTGTTTCTCATATCATCACAGAATTGCAAGAAGATGGAAAAAATTTCATCGGGAAAGCAAAAATTATTGATACACCAAATGGAAAGATTGTAAAAAATCTTCTTGAGTCTGGTGTTCGTTTGGGTGTTAGTTCTAGGGGTCTTGGTTCAGTTAAAACAAACAAATCTGGTGTAAATGAAGTACAAGATGATTTTGTACTTTCTACAGTTGATATTGTTTCTGATCCGAGTGCTCCTGACGCATTTGTGAATGGCATCATGGAAGGAAAAGAGTTTAGTTTGACAGGAGAACTTGAATATCATATTCAACGGGAAATTAAAAATACTGTAAAGGCTAGACTAGAACAAAAGAAGGTTGAACTATTCAAGAAGTTTATTGGTGGTTTATAATCTTATAAATAGTATACATACTAAACAATTTTAAAGGAGTAGTTAAGATGGCTGAAGAAAATGGACAAGTTGAAGAAGCAGATATGATGGAAGACAGTGAAATTGAGAGAAAGATTGCTGAACAAGCAAAAGATTCTAATAAAGAATTGGGTCTTCCAGCACTAGACGCGGAAGATGGCCGAGAAGATGAAGAAGAAGATGGCGAAGGTGGAACATCTAAAGCTTCTGATCCTAAAGCAAAGAAATCTAATGCATCACCAAAGAAGCATGAAGGTAAAGATGAAGAGTATGAAGACGATGACGAAGAAGATGAAGACGAAGAGAAGAAAGAAGAAATCGAAGTTAATGTTGAAGAAGACGTTGCTGCACTAGTAGACGGTGAAGAACTTTCTGAAGCATTCAAAACTAAAGCTGCAACAATCTTTGAAGCAGCAGTCAAGTCTAAGATTTCCAAAATTCGTAAACAGATTCGTGAAGAGTCTAAGAAAGAGCAAGATGAGCGTATCGAATCCATGCAGGAAGAAATGACAGAGAGTATGGATAAGTATCTCAACTATGCTGCTAAAGAATGGATGACAGAGAATAAACTTGCTGTTGAAACTGGTGTTCGTAACGAAGTCACAGAGAGTTTCATCATTGGTTTGAAGAAGTTGTTTGAAGAGCATTACATTGATGTTCCAGAAGAAAAAGAAGACGTATTTGAAAGTCTAGTTGTTGAAGTTGCAGAACTTGAAGAAAAACTAGACAAACAAGCCGAGAAGCACATGGACACAGTGAAAGAATTAAATACCTATAAAGCTGCTTCTGTATTTAAGACTGTTTCAGAAGGAATGGTTGATACTGATGTAGAAAAGTTTTCTGAATTGACAGAAGACGTTGACTACGATACTGACGAACAGTATGCGGAAAAACTGAACACAATTAAGAATAGCTATTTCAAATCAGATAAGAAAGAAGATGTTGTAGATAATAAGAAAACTGCCGGCACTAATAATCCAGTTGTAGATGGAACAAGTGATAGTCGTATGGACGGTGTAATGAATGCAATTTCTCACTTATCAAAAAAATAATGGAATGAGTGAAGGTTAACTTAATTAATTAAATAAAATTTAAAGGAGTAAGAAAATGTATTTATCAGAAAACATTCAGGAGAAATGGGCCCCAGTAATGGAGCACAAAGACCTTCCTGAGATTAAAGATTCATATCGAAGAGACGTAACATTGCGTCTTTTGGAAAATCAAGAGAAGTTTCTTAAAGAAGCTGCTCCTACCAATCACACTGGTGTTAGTATTGATAACTGGGATCCAATTTTGATTTCCCTAGTTCGTCGCTCTATGCCTCAGATGATTGCTTATGATGTTGCTGGTGTTCAACCAATGACTGGCCCTACGGGCTTGATCTTTGCAATGAAATCCCGTTACACAAACCAGACTGGTACAGAAGCATTTGGTGCTGCTGGTACTGGTGCAGATGAGTCTGATACAGATTTCTCTGGTACAGGTACACACGTTGAAACAGACTCTTCAAATAATCCTTTCGCTGGTACATGGACGAATGGTATTGGTATGTCTACAGCTTCTGCTGAAGACCTCGGAGCTGGTGGAACTTTTGGCGAGATGGCTTTCTCTATCGACAAAACTTCCGTAACTGCAAAATCTCGAGCACTGAAAGCTGAATACTCTACGGAGTTGGCACAGGACTTGAAAGCAGTTCATGGTTTGGATGCTGAGACAGAATTGGCAAATATCCTTTCAACGGAAATCTTGCAAGAGATTAACCGAGAAGTT